CTCCACGCCAAAGCTGGGAGTGTGCCATGTCAGAAGAACACAAGATGTACACGAAATTGTCAACAGATCGCAGGGTGGCGACATTCTAGACAAGAGCAACTTACTTGCAGTGTGCAGGCCTTGCCACAGGAGGATAACCGAGAATCCACTAGAAGCAGAAATGGTAGGCCTACACCTACCACGTTGGTTAAACACACCGGCTGGATTAGTAGAAGCGAAGCGTATTAGAATAAACTTCATCAATGGTAAATTTACAGAGCCATTCTGGGTAGGTGACGATGAGTAATGACAACTGGACATTCGGCATAACAACTGATTACTCAGATGCCGGAAGATTGACCGAAATAGTCAATTCGATACGCAAGCAGAATATACCAAATTACGAAATCCTATTCATTGGAGACGGTGATACGTCAAGGCTTATCGCTGACGACATTAGACACATACCCTTTGATGAGACAGTAAAACCACGTTGGATCACCAAGAAGAAAAACATTCTCGCAAATGAAGCCAAGTACGAGAATATCGTACTAATGCACGACTATCACATCTTCGACAAGGATTGGTATTGGGGTTTCAAGAATTTCGACACAGACTGGGAAATTTGCTCATGCCCACAATTCCTGATTACCGGAAGACGAAACCCAATGGACTGGTCACTTTGGGATAAGCCCGGTCATGGAAGGGCTTGGGCTTTAGACTATGATGACTGGACGCAGACAAGGTTCATGTACATCTCTGGAGGATTCTTTATAGTCAAGAAGCACGTAATGCTAGAAGAACCACTAAACGAAGATCTTGTGTGGAATGAGGAAGAAGACGTTGAGTGGTCCTATAGGGTCAGAGACAAGTACGTAATGAAGTGCAACAAGCTCAGCATAGTCCGCCATAACAAGTGGCACAGACACGCAGGACCACAAGAATGATAAAGTTAGTTATATTCGATCTTGACGGCGTACTTATAGATTCAAGAGACCTCCACTTCTACTCACTAAACAACGCCCTAGAGAGCGTCGGTGAGCAATATGTAATAAACAGGAAAGAGCACCTGTCAACATATGATGGACTCAGCACATCAAAGAAGCTTTCCATGCTTTCCAAGTCTAAGGGTTTACCAGAATCATTACACGGTGAGATATGGAAGAGAAAGCAAGAAGAGACGCTGAAGCTGCTTTCTTACTTTGGTGAAAATTCTGTTGCTGTCAAGATCATGGAGGAGCTCCGGTCTAGAGACATCAAGATTGCTGTAGCGAGCAACAGCATACGAAGAAGCGTTCAAGTAGCCCTTCATTCAATAGGAGTTTTGCATCTCGTTGATTACATTGTCAGCAATGAAGACGTTACGCTAGCAAAGCCGTACCCCGAAATGTACTGGAAGTGCATGACTGCTTTCAATGTATTGCCGGATGAGACTATGATCATCGAAGATTCACATATCGGAAGAATGGGTGCAATAAACTCCGGAGCACAACTTCATGCCATAAAAAACTCTGATGATTTGAGCTATGCTAACGTAATGATAGATATAAACAAACAAACAAGCGAGAAGGAGAAAGGCGTGCCTTGGCGAAGCAATGAGATGAATGTTTTGATACCGATGGCTGGTGCTGGTTCTAGGTTTGCTAGCGCCGGATACACTTTCCCTAAGCCACTAATTGAGGTGCAGGGAAAGCCAATGATCCAGAAGGTCGTTGAGAATCTAAACATAGACGCTCACTACATCTTTATTGTTCAGAAAGAGCACTACGAAAAGTACAACCTGCAACAGTTATTGAATCTCGTTGCTCCGGGCTGCGACATTGTAGTCACAGAGGGAATGACCGAAGGTGCTGCTTGCACTACGCTCCTAGCCAAGGAGATAATAGACAACGACGCTCCACTGCTAATAGCAAACTCAGACCAAATCGTTGATTGGAATTCAAATGAAACCCTGTATGTTTTCACCGCAAGTGACATAGATGCGGGGATACTATGCTTTAATTCAACACACCCCAAGTGGTCTTTTGCCAAACTTGATGAGGATGGTTTTGTATCAGAGGTTGCCGAGAAGAATCCAATATCAGATTTAGCAACAGTAGGTATTTACTTCTGGAAGAAGGGTAGCGATTACGTAAAGTACGCAGAATCAATGATCTCCAAAGACATAAGGACGAACAACGAATTTTACGTATGCCCTGTTTTCAACGAGGCAATATTGGACGGCAAGAAGATAAAGACATCACTTGTGGAAAGAATGTGGGGCATTGGTACTCCAGAAGATCTGAACACATACCTAGAGGAACACCAGTGAAAACCAAAATTGAAGTCGGTGCCAACTGGGGGGGAGATACTCAGTCTTTGGCTGCAGACGGATCAGTAGTGTACGCCTTTGAGCCTACGCCTTCTCTTGCTGACCATCTTCGTGAGAGGTTCAAATCTAATAGCAACGTACACATAATAGAGAAAGCTGTAGACGAGCACGATGGAGTGGCAGAGTTCAACATAGCGGGAACAGGTGACTGGGGGTGCTCCTCCCTGTACGAGTTCTCTGAAGACATACACTCCAAGTGGAATGGACGCCCAGACTTTCACTTTACCGACAGGTGTGAAGTTGAAACCATTCGACTTGATACATTCATCCAACAGAACGAAATTGACAGCATTGACTACCTGTGGATAGACGCTCAGGGAAACGATTTCAATGTACTTAAGAGTCTCGGTTACTTCATAAGCCGAGTGAAATCTGGCAAATGTGAAGGCTCTTACACAGTCGACTTATACCAAGGAACGAACAACAACGTAAACGATATAGAAATATGGCTTGAGTCCAACGGATTCAAGTGCACGGTCATACCTGACAACGTGAACAAAGAAGCAGACATACACTTCAAGAGACTATGATACTTATAGCTCATCGTGGAAACACGAACGGAAAAAATAAAGACAGAGAGAATTCTCCAGACTACATCAACGAAGCCATCTACGATGGCTACGACGTTGAGGTGGATTTGTGGCGCGTCTTCGGCAAGCTGTACTTGGGTCATGACTATCCGCAGTATGAGATAGATTCAGATTACCTAACTGATAGGTCATCAAGCCTATGGGTACACTGCAAGAATTCCGACGCACTTGACTACGCAATATCCGCATCACTAAACTGCTTCTTTCACGACACCGATGATTACACATTCACACACCGAGGTTTCGTGTGGGCTTATCCCGGAAAACAAGCAGTCGCTGACATAACGATCTGCGTTATGCCTGAGAATGCCCGCGAAATGGATATGAGTGGATTTGTGGGAGTTTGTTCAGATAAAGTATCGGAGTTCAAATGTTTAGAGAAGTAAATTACAATACACCAATGGTAATAGGCACTCCGCTTGTTGCGTGGAAGTGTGAGAGAAACGAAGACATGGATTGGCTTCGCAGGAGACATGCCATCAAAGAGCAGTTCCCCAACGCAGACTTTTTTGCTGCACTTGAGGTTGATGCTCGCGGTTTAGATCCGTTTGCTGAGGTAATCGAAGCGCTCAATGAAGTCGGCGGTACATATTGGACCTACATGATAAACGACAACGAAGAAGTTGTTACATCTAAAAACAGGTGGATAAGAATAGAGACAGGAAGAAACCTCATTAGAGAGTTTGCTCAGCGGCTCAGGAAGATGTCAGAAAATCATTGGGGCGAAGAAACGCCACAAGAGGGCTACGTAAATTACGAAGCGGTTCTCTACGTTGATTCCGACATAGCACTAGGAGAGCAGCATATAGAAAAAATGCTTGAGGTAGACCATCCCTTGGTTGGCATAGACGTTCCGCAGTACTGCCTAACTGGCAAGGTCATAAACGATAGCCCACGAATAGAAGAGCACTGGAATACTGCTGGTATGCTTTTAGTAAACGCTCCAGCATACTACGATTTGGTTTGGCATCATAACTCATTCTTGAATTTAAGTGATGATCCATCATTCCAGTCTGTAGCAGAACGCCTTAGCCGCATAAATGAAGACGGCTCATTTGGTGAACCTTGGGGACAAACGTGGGTCAGGAAAGATCTACCTGCTTATACCAAGCCACTTGCTCCGGTTGAGACTAGGAACATTAGCAACAGAGTGTACGATGAAAGCTGAGTCGGCTGTAGGATTAGACCTAAGCCTCACATCCACCGGGTGGGCAACACACCGAGAGACGGGAACCATAACCACAAAGTCAAAGGGAATGGGGAGACTTCTACTGATTCATGATCAGATAGTGGAAATACTTTCAGACATTGAGAGTCCTGTCGTCGCAATCGAAGGCTACGCATTTGCTAAGCAGACAAGTCATGCTCATGCTCAGGGAGAGCTTGGTGGAATTATCAGAATGATGTTGTTCAAGAGCAAAATACCTTGGGTAGAAATACCACCAACCAATCGGGCGAAATTTGCTACGGGTAGAGGCAATGCGGGAAAGTCTGAAGTTATATCTCAAGTTTCTGCAAAGACTGGAATAATATGGAACGGTTCTGGGGCAGACGACGAATGTGATGCTTGGATACTGAGAGAAATGCTGCTAGCAAAGTTTAATGTTTCAGAGTACGAGTGGCCTTCAGCCAACCTAGACGCTCTAAGCAGGGTCGATTGGTCACAACTTGAGTTTGCATAATCCAGACTTGATCACAATCACCGATGCTGGTAATATACAAGTATGGTAAACGGCAGAAGCAAGCCCCTCAGCTCAGTAGATATTGAAGATGAAATCATTCGCATAACTCACGAGCTAGAGGGCGAGACAGAGGCATTTGAGCAGCTGTCAAAGGACCACGCCAAGAAGGAAGCGGAATACAAGACAAAGTGGTTCAAGGAATACTTAGCAGCCGAGGGTTCGATAAAGCACAGAGAGAGCTGGGCGGGGTACAAAACCAGCGACTTGTACTATGAGTCAGTTGTGGCAGAGGCACTTGTTAAGGCAAAGCGAGAAAAGCTTCATTCACTAAGAACTAGTTGCGACGCACTACGAACCCTAGCAGCAAACGTAAGATCACAGGTTAAATTCTAATGAGCAATAACATCGATGACGCAATCTCTTCTCTAGCGGTTGATATAGATCTCCTAAAGCCATTGTCGAACAACCCACGTCGTGGAAATGTTTCAGCAATCAAGGAGTCGTATCAGAGGTTTGGGCAACTAAAGCCTATCGTTGCGGTTTCCGAAGGAGACGGAACATATACTGTAATTGCAGGCAACCACCAGCTAATGGCAGCTAAGGAGCTTGGCTGGGACGAGATTGCTGTCTCAGTAGTAAGCCTAGATGAAAGCGAAGCACTCACATTCGCTCTTGCGGACAACAAGGTTTCTGAGTTGGGATCGACAGATAACGAGCTTCTCTACGAAATGCTATCGTCAGTTGCTGATGGGTCAGAGCTTCTTGATGCTCTCGGGTGGGACGACTTCGCTATTGCGTCTATAGAGAACTCAGTCATATCATCTAGCACTGAGTTTTCACACACTACTGGATGGACTGCACCAGAAATAATCACACAGCCAACCGTTGTTGAGGAGCTGCCTCCGACCAGTGAGCAGAAGACAACCAACCTAAACGATAGTGGCAATGCTGTTGTTTCCACAGACACCCCTACAAGTTCAATAGTTACTCAGGGAAGCACAGCTACATCAATGTCAGGCTCAAACAATGCCTCCATTCAATTCACTCTTTCCTTTGAAACCGCAGAGCAGCAGTCCAAGTGGTACTCCTTCCTTCGCTGGTTGAAGATGAATGAGAAGTATACGGGTGAAACAACCTCAGAAAGACTTCTTGACTTCATATCAATCCACATGACTGAGGTCTGAAATGGCTAGAAGGCGGATGTTTCTGGACATCAACGTGGTTGATGCTGCCCGTGAAAGGATGCGGCACATTTACGATACGTTTGATACCGTATGTGTTCAGTTCTCTGGCGGCAAAGACTCAACCGCATGTCTTTACCTCGCTAAAGAAATCCACGAAGAGCGTGGACTTGGGCCAGTAAAGGCCATCTTCAGAGACGAGGAGATGCTGTCCCCGTCGCTTGCTGAGTATGTTGAAGAAGTCAGCAACTATGATTGGGTAGACATGGAGTGGTATTGCTTACCTCAGGGTCAGGAGCTATGGGTTTTGGGGCAGCGAGAGTACATACTCCTCTGGTCCAAGCTGCGGCAGGAGCAAGGAAGATTGTTTCGCCCAATCCCACCCAACGCAATAACTGCTGAGAGCTTCGGTCTTGATCCATACAAGGCTATACCAAGAAAGATTGACGAGTACACAATGCAGGGCAAGCGTGGAACCACTGCGTTCGTCACTGGCGTGCGAGCCAACGAGTCGATGATCAGGTACAGAACTGTTGTTCAGAAACTCCACGAAAACTACATCAATAGACCGTTTGGTCTTTCGAAGGCGATACCTTTGCGATTTGCAAAAGTCATCTATGACTGGACTAGCGACGATGTACTCAAGTTCATCACAGAGGAGCATGGGGCTTCGTATTGCGAGTATTATGACTTCGCAGCCATGAGCGGCGCAAATCAAAGAGTCGGAATTCCCCTACACTCAATAGCGGCACGAAGGCTAATGGATGTCGTCAGAACAGAGCCTGAGTTTTACGATGCTCTCGTAAGAGTTTTTCCTCACATTGACGCACAGCGGAGATTGTGGTCAGAGTTCGACGTTGAGGAGTTCGTGGACTACTACGCATCAGAAGGATGGGATGGGGTTCGCCGCTGCATAGAAGACAACATGCTAACTCCGGGATTCAAGAGAAGAGCAATGTCGTACAGCCACGATTTCAGAAAGAAGCACAACAACGACCCATACGGGTACCCCGTAGATCACTTGGTTAGAACACTCATCCTAAACTCATTCATGGGATCACCGTCACCAGTCGGGCCTAAGACCAGAGCGCACACAAAGCGAATGTCAATACTGGAGCAGGAAGATCAAGTCATTGAAGACGCCAACTCCCTTGACCTTCTAGACGATATGAGATAGCATCAAATTACATGAGTGAACAAGAGAACATACGATCATTGCGCTTGCCCGACTGGGGCAATGCCTGCTACATAGTTGAGCCTGACAGAAAGCAGCTGGAAGAGTCTATAAAGACCTACGGCATACTTAGCCCTGTGGTTATTCAAGCCGACGGAACCATAATTGACGGCGTACATAGGGTTGAGATAGCATCCGGGCTAGGTATGCGGAGCGTGCCTGTGGTTCGACTGGATATCGATAAGGTTGAAGCAATGATTCTACACATAGACTTAAACCGTTATCGTGGTATCGTGGTTGCGAAGTACATGTCAAGAATCATCAAGAGGATCCTCGGATCAGGCAAGTATGACTATGACAAACTTCGGAAGAGACTCAAGATGACCAAAGAAGAGTTTGACGTTCTGGCGGACGGGACGCTAATAAAGATGAGAAAGATCAAGCAGCACACTTATTCGCCAGCTTGGGTTCCAATCGAATCCAACAAGTCAGAAGACATGCAAATAGAAAGACCAACTGGACACAAGGAGCAAGTATAACATGGATTTCAACGCATATCAGGTTATGGCAAGAACTACGGCCAAGTACCCAGAGGAGCTTGGTTTGGCTTACACCGCACTAGGTCTATGCAGCGAGGCTGGCGAGGTAGCCGACAAGCTGAAGAAGATGATTCGTGATGGCGCCGATGAAGATGAGTTCAGGGCCGCAGTAGCCAAGGAGCTTGGTGATGTTCTATGGTACGTTGCCAACGTCGCTTGGGAGATTGACTACAACCTAAACGACATAGCAGAAATCAACTACAACAAGTTAAAGGATCGCTATGAGCGAAATGTCATATCTGGATCAGGGGACAACCGGTAATAATGCTGGGCACTGGTCTGGCATAGCCACTCCAGTATCAAGCGACTGGAAGACTACTGAAATACTTTCCGCCTCAGGTGGAGACTACGAAGTAATACTAAGCCCTGTTCAAGTTGAAAATTTAATTACATCAAAGTTTACAACAGTCAAAGACAGATTCGTAACAGGCAGGTTTAACCCAAGTACCGGAGATTTACTAAACTGGGAAGTAGTTAAGGGTAGGTATGAAGTCATACCTAATTCCTTAATTGTAGAAAAATCTAAGGCAATCGCTGATCTAGAGGGTTCTTTCAACTTGCACTCCGCCGGGGTATTTGACTTCGGGAGGAAGTTTTTCGTTATACTTAGCTGCGGCACAACCACGTTCAACAATGATGCTTTCTCGCATTACCTAGTTGTACTAACTTCGCACGATGGTAGCAGCCCAATTACCTATTATTGTGTAGACGTTAGAAATTCAAATTCTTCAGTTTTTAGAGTAACTTCTCAGGATCATCAAAATTCAACAAAGAAGCGACATACACCAAATGCTGAGAACGGCCTACAGGAAGCAAGTAGCGCAATATCGATGCGCAAAGAGTGGACTAACGAATTTCACAAATCTCTAAGTTTGCTGAACTCTATCAAAATGCCAT